TCGGTGGGCGAGCCAGGGTAGGCGACGCCGGCGCGGTACTGGATGCGCACCGGGTTGAAGCCGGTACCGATCGACGGCCAGGCCGAGGTGGTGACCGGGCGCACGCGGCCCGGCAGGCTGGCCGTGGCGACTTCGTAACTAGCGCTGTCGAAAGTGGTGAGCGTGTTGTCGCTGCTGGCAAGGTACTTGACCCAGTCGATGCCGATCAGCGGGGCCATGGGCAACTCGATGGTGTGTTCGAAGCCGTCCAGATCCAGCTCGTAGGTGCGCTCGACAAAGGCGCGGCCGGTGAGGTGCTCGGCGGTGGCGGTGGCGGCGCGGATGAGGATGTCGAGCACGGTATCCTGGCTGGTGTCGTCGCTGTCGACGCGGCACCATTCCTTGGCTTCGGCCAGCGTGACGGGACGCGCAGCAGGCGCGGTGATGAGGCGCAACATGGTTACTGGTCCCAGCTCATGATGTAGTCGCCGCTGATCGAGGCGCGCAGCACGGCACCGAGCGAGCGCAGGTAATCGACGGCGGCGGTTTCGGGCAGGCCGAACTTTTGCGCGCGGCCGGGCTTCTGCTCGACGATGACGCAGGGGCGGCAGCGCTTGAGGGTGTCTTCGCCGCCGCGCAGGGCGGGCAGCTCACCGCCTTCGCAATCGAGCTTGATGAAGTCGACGTCCTGCAGTTCGAAGTCGTCAAGGCGACGCAGCGGGATCTCGCCCGCGCCCTGGATGTAGGAATCACCCGAGCTGCCGGGGGTGGTGTGGATGGCGATCTGGCCGTCCTGCTCGCCCAGGGCGCAGGCGTGCAGGGCGACATTGCCGCCGGCGACGTTGAGGCCGAAGCAGTCGCGGTGCAGGGCGACCGGCTCAAAGGCGTGCAGCTCGGCAAAGCGCGGCGCAAGCGCCATGCTCCACAGGCCGCAATGGGCGCCGACATCGACGGCGGTGCGCCAGTGGCGTACCCACTTGAGGGCGGCGGCGCGCTTGTTGAGCTGGTAGGTGAGCTTGCCATCGACGACCTGGTTCATCTTGAGCATCCAGGCGTCCATGTGCTTTTCGTGCGCGGGCAGCCAGATGCCGCCCACCTGCTTTTTGTCATTGTGCATCGAGCAACTCCTTCATGTGTTTCATGACCCCTTGCGGGGTGATTGCGTTCATGGCTTCCAGACAGTGCCGGCAGGGCACGCGCATGCCGCAGGGTTCGCCGCCGGCGGCGAGGTTGCGGTGGCCGGCATAGCCGGTGTGCTGCGGGCCGATGAAGCCGCCGAAGATCACGACCGCGGGCAGGCCCAGCGCGGCTGCGGCGTGGTGCAGCCCGCCTTCGTGGCCGACATAGATCCGCGCGCGGGCCAGCACGGCGGCGGCGTGGCGGAAGTCGGGCGTGTGGATCAACCGCACGCCGCGCGGCTGGGCCGTGCCGGGCGGGGCCAGCTGCGTCAGTTCAATGCCGGCGGCCTCGGCGCGCTGGATGAATTCGCGCCAGCCGGTCCACAGTTTGTTAGGGCTGGCGCGGGCTTTCAGGGTCGGCTCGATGACCACCTGCGGCGCGGGCTGGGCGGCGGCCCAGGCTTGCTCGGCGGGGCTGAACACGAGCTCGCCCGGGGTCGGGCTGTAGGGCTGCCAGGTCCATTGCCGCCCCGTCTTGGCCAGGATGTAGGGGCGCAGGCCGGGGCCATTGCGCACCTGCTGAAAATCGCCCGGCTCGCCGGGCCGGGCGATGCGCGGGTTGTTCTCCCACACCGGGTGCCAGCGCGGGGCGCCGTTGCGATCGACGATCTGCACGCGGCGCGGGTCGCTGTGCATGGCCTGCCGCGCCTGGCCGGCGGCCATCAGTTCGTCGCCTATTCCCATACCGGCTATTCGCCGAAGTGGGTGATGCCGGGGCGGCGCTCGGCACCGAGGCGCAGCAGCAAGGCGACCAGCTCGGGCAGCTCATCCGGCCCGATGCGCCCGGCGCGGACGATGGCGGCGGGTGCAGACATCTGCAGGGCGACTTCGACCAGGGCCTTGTGCTGGCCGTAGGCGGTGCCGTGCAGGCGCTCGGCAGCGTCGGAGGACATGAACACGATGAAGCAGCCGCGGGCGGCGAGCAGCCGGATCACGGCGAGGGTGCCGTCGACGTTGATGCGATGCGCGCGCGGGTTGCCTTCGCAGTGCTTGTAGCCGACGATGCCGGCGACGATGTAGGCGACCTCGGGCAGCGGCGCTTCCCAAGCCGGGGGGACGTGTTCGAGGTCCAGAAAAATGCGCTCTTCGGTTTCCCAACCGAGCCGCGCCAGGGGCGACATGCGCCGGGTGGTGCATTGCACGGGCAAGCCCTGCGCCCGGGCAGCAGCGGCCAGGGCGCGGCCAACCATGCCGTCACCGCCGACGATCAGCAGCTGGCCGCCCATGCGCCCTCCTTCGCTGTTTTCCAGGTCGGCAGCAGCCAGCGCTTGCGCGGGCCGCGGTAGTGCAGCGCGCGGGCGTAGGTGGCGAGCCGGGCGGTTTCTTCGGTGAGCGGTACGTGGCTGTAGATGTGCCCAGGCAGGACGACGCGCCACCAGCGCGCGCTGTCGACTTCGGTGTTGTAGGCAGCGAGCCAGGCGTCGATGTCGCCTTCGGGCGCCTCGGCGGCCGGAGCATCGGCCAGCCGGCGGCAGAAGCTGCGGCGGCGGCAGAAGAGCAGCCCGGCGTCGTAGCGCACCACCGGGTCGGCGATGTGCGGCACGGCAATGTCGAAATCCAGCGCGAAGACGTGCGAGACATCGGCGCGGAATACGATGTCGGTGTTGGCGTGGATCACGTCGCCTTCGAGCGCGGCGCTGGCGTGCCACATGCGGCGCCACCAGTTGCCTTCGAGCGGCTGGCGCAGGACGACATCGGCACCTTCAAGCGCGGGCGTGGCCTCGTCGGTGAGGTGCACGATTTCGGCCTGCGGCATGGCGGCGCGGGCGCTCTGGATGGAGAGCGCACCCAGCGCGAGGTGCTCGCGGCTGCAGCAGAAGTAGGCGATTTTCACGACTTGCGGCTTACACAGGGCAGCGGTAGTAATGGACCCACTCGCCACGCGGGCCGGGGGCCTTGTGCACGCGCCGCCAGCCGAGGCGCGGCATTTCGTCGCGCAGGTCGCACTGGGCATGCGGGGCGTATTTGCAGCGCAGCAGCCCGGTGCTGCCGATGGGCAGGCGGATGATGATCAGCTCGCGCGCGGTTTCGCAGCAGTAGCGGACGCCGGCGGCGGGGTCTTTGAGCTTGTGCAGGATGGCGAGGGCGAGCACGACATCCCACTGCGGCCGCGCGGGGGCGGCGATGATGTCGGCCAGGTCGGCCTGCACCAGCTCAAACGGCAAGGCGGGGTGGCGGCTCATCTGGGCGCGGCCATACTCGACCAGGTCGGGGTTGAATTCGATGCCCTGTACGGCGCTGGCGCCGGCCTTGGCGAATTCCATGCCGATGTAGCCCTCGGCACAGCCGAGGTCGAGCACGCTGCGACCCTCGGCCTGTTTCAGCGCATCGGCGAGACCTTGCATCTGCTCGGCCAGGGTGCGGGGTCCGTTCTTCATCCAGCCTGTTGCTTGCACACATCCCTCCATGCCTTGCCGCTGGCCAGCTCGGCCAGTGTCCATTGCGAATCCGCGAGCTGCGCGGCCCAGTGTTCGCGGCCATCGGGCCGCTGCGGGTTTTCTGTTTCTGCAAATTCAGTGCCAAAGCGCGCCGCCGCGCAGTGCGGGTCGGTGACGATGACCGGCACGCCGGCGAGCAGGGCTTCGATGGCCGCCGCGCTGCTGTGGGTGACCAGCAGCCAGGCATCGGCGAGGTCGGCGATCAGCGGGCGCGGGCAGCGCTTGTGGCGCACGATGCGCGGGCGCTCGCTGTGCTTTGCCAGTTCGGCTTCGACCTCGGCCAGCCAGTGCGGACGCTGCGCCACGGTGGCGAGGAATTCGTCGGATTGGCGGCAAACCACGATGTGCCGCCCCGCGTTCTTTCCCACTGAGCGCCAGGGCGCGATGTGCTGGCGCAGGGCGCGCAGGCGGCTGCCGTCGCTGGGCTGGTGCGACCAGCTTTGCACGGCGTTGCAGCCGATGCGGTAGTAGCACTCGCGGGCGACATCGAACCAGGCGTTGTCGAGCCAGAACCACGCCCTGCCCTCGCGCTGCGCCTGGTCGAGCAGGTGCATCCAGCCCGGGCGCACGCCGTAGAAGGCGGCATCACCCGGGGCGAGCGCGGCAGCATCGGTGCGGGCCATGCGCGCGCCGCAGCCGGCGGCGAAGGCTTCAAGCACATGCCGCGACTTGGGCTTGTCGGGCTGGGCGTAGCAGGTGATCAAAGGCGGTGCCCTCTTCTATTTCGGCGAGCCGCCATTGCGCCCAGGCGAGGCGCGCGAGGGCGGTTTCGCGGGACTGCAGGCCGCCGCGATCGTCGATTTTCTCGATGCACTCCAGGGCGTGGTCAACGGCGCCGTGGCAGATCCAGGCCGGGGCATCGCTGATGACCGGCACGCCGGCCACGAGGGCATGGACGCCGGCGCTGCTGGCCCAGATGACGACGGCATGGGCGCCGGCCAGGTCGGCGGCGAGCGGCTTTTTCGGGGCATCGTTGCCCGGGTGCGGCCGGATGCGGATCTCGCGTCGGGTATATTTGGCAAGCCGGCGGGCGATATGATGCGGCCAGTCAACGGGCTGGATGTAGCCAGGCCGGCCGAAGCTGCGGTTGGGGCAGACGAGGACGTGGCCACCATCGATCCGCCAGGGTTGCAGGGCAATGCCCAGGGCTTCAAAGCGCTCAGGCCCGCCGTGCGGCCAGCTACCCTGCCCGTTGTGCCCGCCGATGGCCAGGGCGTAGCTGTCCCCGCCCTCCTTGGGGCCGTTGAGGTAGCCGTTTTCGGCAACGATGACGGTGCCGCCTTCGGCTTCGAAGCGGTTGGCGGCGGCGTTGTATTCGCCGTAGCGGTTCCAGATCAGCAGGACGTCGCCGGGCCGGGCGCGACCGAGGGTGTGGCGCACTTCATAGCCGGCGGCGGTGAGGCCGCGGCTAAAGCTGTCGTGCCGGTACCAGATGTCGCGGCGGGTGAGGTTATAGGCCCAGGGCATCGGCCAGCTCCATGCGTTCGAAGGCGTCGATGGCGCTGCCCGGGGCGCTGTTGATGACGCGGACGCCGGCGGCCTTGAGCAGGGGCGCGCCTTCCTTGAAGCTGCGGCGGATCATCGGGTACACGCTGGCCGGCTCGCGCCGGGGGTGATCGCCGAACCAGTGCGTGGGACGCTGGGGTTCGGGGTCGTGGGCGTCGTATCCGAGCAGGACAATGATGTCGGCCCCGGCCAGCACCGCCAGGTTAAGGGCCTGGTAGCCGCTGTTGCTGCCGGTGACGAGGACTTCAGGGTCCAGGCTCAAGCCGGTGCCGTTGCGCGGGTAATCACGGTTGCGCAACAGGTGCACGCTGCCGTCTTCGATGTTCATGCCGCTGTTCTGGATGCTGCATTTTTCACCGCGGAAGGCGATGAATTCGGGTTTGTCATTGTGCCATTGCCACCACTCGGAATCGGCGAAGTAGCAGACATCGGCAAAGGGGGCGAGTCGGTAGGCATCGTTGACGGCAATTACTCGCCAGCCGGCGGCGTGGGCGGCGCGGACTTGCGCGACTTGCGCTTGGGTGAGGCTGGGGCCGCCGCCGATGCAGACGACACGGCCACCGACCCAGCGTCGCTCGACGCGACTGAATCGGTCAAGGGGCCAGCCGGGTCGGTGGCGAAGGATTTTTTTTCGAGAGATTCCTTGGTTTCGTCCGGGCCGGCGGGCTTGGTTTCGGCCGGGCCGGGGGCATTGAGCAGATCAACGGCGCCGAGGTCGAGCAGCTGGCGGGCACGCGTGGGCGTGGCCCAGAAGATAGTGCCGCCATCGCCTTCGGGCATGATGCGGCGCGGCTTGATGCGCAGGTGGGCAGTTTTCTGTTCCATGGGGTCTCTCCAAAAAAATCCCCGGCCGGGGTGTGCGCCCGGCCGGGGAGGATCACCAGTTGCTCAGGATCAGCCGGCGTGGCTGATGTTGCCGTAGACGATGGCTGCGCTGCGGGTGATGGCCAGCGCGAGACGCTCTTCCGCCAGGATGGCGACCATGTTCTGGACGAAGAAGCTGGCGTGCTGTTCGGCGATGCGCACCGAGGCATCCTCGCGGTCGAAGATCTCCGCCGCCAGGTTGAACGCGCCGGCGGTGAACTTGCCACTTGTCTGCGAGGCGGTGGCAACCACGTCCTTGCCCCAGAGCCGCGGCAGCGAGGCGCTTTGCGGATCGGAGAACAGGTAACGGCCGGTGGTGTCCTTCAACATGACGATGTTGGCCCAGTCGGTCGGGTGGAGGATGACGCCGGAGGCTTCGAAGTTGGCGAGGCTGACCTGCAGGAAGGCCTTGAGGATGGTATCCAGCGCGGTCTGGTTGGTGCTGCCGCCGTTGAATGCCGTGGCCTGGTTGTTGATGCCGTTCAGCGTGCCGCTGGTGCCGTCGCCGGTGAGCAGCTCTTCTTCCTCTTCGAGGGCCAGCCCGTAGCGCAGCCGGCCATCGATGTAGCCTTGCAGCAGGGCGGCATCGGAGAGGACCTGGCGCGAGGCGGGGATGAAGTGCGCCAGGGTGACGACGGCGGTGCTGTTGAGGGTGAAGGTGATGCCGGACTCAGGCTTGGTGACGCCTTCCGTGCCGCCGGGGGATGCGTCGTACTGCGGGCCGGCGTTGTTGGTGAAGACGTTCTCGGTGGCGAACTCGACCAGGTTGGAGCTGGTGCGGCTTTGCGAGACGAGGTCACGAATGACGAGGCGGCGCAGGGCATGACTATGGGGCGACGATCGGCCTGGACCAGCGGCTGGTCGTTGTTGAGCGTGGCGTTGACGATGGCGGTCTTGTAGAAGCTGCCGACTTCGACCGGCGCCATGTTGCGCGCGCCCTTGGCCGACTTGTAGGCGTCAGACTCGGCAACGATCTGGCCGATGCTCTTGGCCTGGGCGGGGCCGCCTTCAGGACGATTGGCGGCCTTTTGCTCGACATCGGTGATGCGATCGCGCAGTTCCTTGAAGTCGGTGGACAGCTTGTTGCCGACCTCACCCAGCTCGGTGAGCTTTTCGTTCGTTTTGGTGTGGAGCGTGCCTTCCTGGCGCACTTCTTCGCGGGCCTTTTCGGCGGTGTCCTGCACTTTCTTGATGTTTTCTTCCATCGCCTTGAAGGCTTTTTGCATGGCCTCGTTGAGCGATTTCAGATCGGTGGGGCCGGTGTCGAGGACGATGCCGATGCCGGCGGCGGTGGCGGGGTCGATGAAGCCGGCCATGCTGAGGGCGATGACCAGGGTGACGGCGAACAGCTGCAGGGCGTGCCCGTGCAGGTAGGTTTTGATGCGGTTCATAGCGTTTTCTCCGTGATGGAATTGAGGAAGGTAAGGATTGCCTTTGCGTCGTCACCCGCGCCAGACTCCCTCTGGTCCTGCAGTGACTTGAAGCCGCCGGAGGCAATGGCAAGTGCCTCGGCGCGCGAGAAACCGCCTGCATCCCGCAGGAAGTCCTCGAATTCTCTGATGGTCTCGATCTGGCCCGCGGCCTTGACGTTGTCGACGCCGGCGAGCGGGTTCATGCCGAAGGTGACGAGGCTGATCTCCCACAGCTTGAGGGAGGTGAGCTGGCGCACACCGGAGGTGAGTACTTTGGCGCCGCCGGCCAGCACGTCGTAGCCGATGCTCATGCCATCGAGGACGCCGGCCTTCATGAGGGCATAGGAGCCACGGGCACTGGCCGCTTCGAGGACGAGGTTGCCCGAAAAGAACAGGCCCTTGTCGTCCTGCTTGACTTCGGCGAGGCCGACCGGGTCGCGCTGGTTGTGCTGGTTGAGCACCTTGACCAGGCCGTTGCGGCCCTTGACGATTTCCTTGAAGGCGCCGCGCTCGATGACGTCGCCGCCGAGGTCGACGTTGCCGAAGATGGCGGCGTAACCTTCGAAGGTGCCGGAGTCGCCAAAGGCTTTGAATTCGGTGGCTACGTTGAGGTATTTCATGGCTTTACTCCTAGATCAATGCGGTCATCAACAGCGCTTCGTCTTCTTCGCGCAGGGTGGCTGGAATCGGCGGTGTTACATCCCACGCCCGCAGCCGATGGCGGCGCCGGGGGAATACCGGCGCGCCGGTGGGGATGGTAATTAAAGGCGGCCCGCCATCCAGTTCAAGATATGCCTGCGCCGTGCTGCTGCCAGATGCGCTGCCGGCGATGAATGCGATGGCGGTGAGCGTGGCGCTGGCACTGCCGCTGCCAGCCGCCGCGCCATACAGCGCGCCGGGCGTTTCTTCCAGGTCGAAGGCTGCCGGGTCAAAGCCTAGCGAGTCAAAAGCACTGCCGTCAAACGAGGCCATGCCCTACCCTCGCCACTTGTCGCCCGAGGTACCCGCGCCGGTGACGGCTGCGTCGTTGATCTTGCGAACGTCAGAATGGATCGGGGTGGCTTGCGCATATTCCAGCAGCGAAGCTGCCAACGACTGCGGCGACAGTTCGGTGAATGGAGAAATGCTACCCGCCAATTGCCCAGTGGCGTAGGGCACCAAAGTGGCAGTACAACTGCCGGCGCTGCTGCCAGACACCCAGCCGATGGCGCCCTTGGCAGCCGTGGCCGTGCAGCTGCCGGCGCTGCTGCCCGATAGTCCTAGTGCGGCGTTGATGTTGCCGGTGACACTGGCGCTACCCGCCGCCGTGGCAAGCAGAGACACCACCAGTTGCAGCGTCGCCGTGGCGCTGGCGCTGCCGGTCGCTGATGCGGCAATGTTGCGGCCAGAGGCCAGTGATAGCGTAGCGGTGCTGCTGCCTTGCGTGTTGTTGTGGCTCGACAGTGCGCCGGCCTTTTGCGGCAGCATCCAGGTGCTGGGGTGACGGTTGCCGGACGGGCGGCCGACCTTGTCATCGGTGATACCTTCTCCGGCACTGATGTTACGCATGGCCCCGGTGCGTGCATAGCCTGCCCAGCCGGTCGATGGGTAGGCGTTGTTCGACGCAGTAGCGCCGAAGGTCCGGAAGGCGCCCAGCGTGTCGCGAAAGCCGTTGGCGAGCAGGCCCATCAGATCACCGCTGCGGCATCCGGCAAGTCTGCGGCTTCCAGCTTCTCGCGGTCGATTTGCTGTTGTTCGGCAGCGACCAGTGCGGCGAGCTTGTAGCTGTCGCCTTTCCAGCTGGCAAAGTCGGTCACGATGTCAAGGATGCGCTTGTCCATTACGAGCCACCGTAGGCGTAATCGAAGTCGACGTTGATGGTGCCGGCCGAGGTAGTAGCCCCCGTCTGGAACAGCAGGTACTGGATGTTCGCGCCGTCGGGGATCTGGCGCATGGACGGCAGCGCATTGACCAAGTCCATTTTGTTGTAAAGGCCTGTGGCCGGCAGCGGTAGCGTCCAAAGCGGCTTACACAAGCCGATGATTACCGTGCCGGACGCATGCGCCGTGCCGGACCATACCAGCGAAACGATGTCGGACACACCTGTATCGCCGGCAGCCAACGGCAGGAATGGGTTGTACTTGTTCGCCGCTGCGCCGGTGTTGAGCAGTTGCCCGATACCCATCGAAGCGGTAGAGGTGAATGTCGTCGTGGCCCCCGCGCCGCCACCCGTATCAAGATAGTTGAGGACGCAGGTCGGCGCATTCGCGCCCAGCGCGGTATCGGCCGCGACAAAAATCCGCAACCCCTCTCCGTTCGGGTAGCGGTCGCCCTTGCTGCCGCTGTTCGACAGCGCGGTCATGGTCACCGTCTTGGTGCCGGTGCTTGAAACATTGGCGCCCGACAGCGGCACAAAGCCCACCAGGTCGATTGCCATCACGTACCACGGCGCACCCGCCGCAGCGACACAGCAGGCGCCGGCCGATGTGAAATGCTTGGTGGCCGGGTCGACGTCGCCGCCGGTGTAGATGGTGCCCTCCGACCAGGTGTCGTCGGTTGGCACATAGACCAGATCAGAGCCGGTGAATGTCGCAGCGGCCGGATAGCCGGGGTGTCCAGCCAGCAGGGTCCATGCACCTGCCGTGCCGGCGGAAGACAGTGTTTTTGTGGTGACCACCATGTCGCCCTTGCCATTTTCAGTGAGTTGGGTGATCAGATCATCTTGCGAAGTAAAGCCCATTTTGTTCCCCTAGTTCCAGACTGTTTCGATGGCGCCCGCCAGGATTGACGAAGCGCGCGAGCCGCCATACCCGGCAGCCAGCAGATTGATCACTGCGCCGTCTTGTATACGTGGCGCACCGGCCTGATGAATGATCGAAGCCAGCTCGGTGCAGGCGCCGTAGCTTTCCAAGTTGCCGGAGGTAGTGCGGCGGCATTCCTGCGTGACCACGGTCTTGATCAAAGGTTTGACAATGACCAGGCACATCAGGCCGCCACCGGCGGCGCTCATGGTCACGCTTTCAATTGACCGCACCGCGGTGTCGCCCGCCTGCAGGTAGCAGAATGGGTTATATGACGCGCCCGCACCCGAAGCGCTCACGACCTGCCCGCCGCCCTCCACGGCATAGGTAAAGTTGTTTTGTGAGGTACGCCCGGCCACGCCGTCCTGGTTGGTGTAGCTGAAAGTGAACTGCCCGATGGTCGAGGCCGCCGACTGTGCGACCGCTACCACCTGACCGCCGGTGGTGGTATAGCGCGGCAACGCGACGCTGTTGTCCAGCGTCTGCTCTTCACCGATGGCGTCGGTATCGATGAAGGGGTAGTAGAGAAGATAATCGCAGATCGCCACCTGTTGTCGCCCTTCAGCCGTCGATGTGGCCGAGGCCGCTGACACCATGAGCATGACGTTCTTCAGGTGCTTGGTCATCGGTGACACATTGCCACCGGTGTAGATGCCCTTGTCGGCCTCGACCAATGCCGCCGTGAGTGGCGCGCTGGCGTAGAAGTTCGCTGCCGGTGCGCCGGCGAAATAGCTGTAGTCGAGCCAGGCATTCGTCGTCGTTGCCGCCGATGCGACGGCCTTGCGGAAGGTGCTCAACCACACCTGGCCAGCATCATCGGCGGCAGCATACTGCGCGACGTTGGAAAATCCCACGAATCAGTCTTCCGTGATATCGAGGTCGCCGATGGCAAACTGCGGCTGAATGCCTGACGATACAGCCAGTGAAGACGACAGTGAGCCCGAGTAAAGCAGCTTGCCCGCGCCGGACGAATCGGTACCGACAGCAAAGTGCGTGAGCGTGGCACCGGACGCGCCGCACTGCGGAAACTGCACCAGTGCGGCATTGCTGACGGCGTTGCCGGAGACAGTCCAGCCCGCCCCGCTGCGTGCTACAGCAACGCGCGCGTAGTCCGTGTATGACGTTTCGTTGGTGGTCTGGTCGCCGGCTTCGCCGGGGTCGGCGGTGTGCAGGCTGACGTAGAGACTGCCGGCGGTGGCGCTGTTCTGCAATCCGCCCGCATCGCCGATCAGGGTGATGTCGGTGTTGTTGAAGATCAGCAGCAGCAGGTCATTTTCAAATGTGTTGGATTTGGACATGCGGGGGACTCCTATGCGTCGGTTTCGATTTGAGTGGTGCGGGTGATGTTGTTCTTGGCGTCGCGTTCGACGCTGGATTCGGTTTTGCGGGTCGGGAGGTGCGTGATTTCTGTTTTGATGCGATCTGGCATGACGATGGTGGGGTTGAAGTCGCCCGATTTGACGTGGTTATGCACGTGGACGGGGTTCTCGGGCATGACGGCCTCGAAGTGGGCTTCGACCTTTGTTTCTGGCAGTTGCGCAGTGAAGCTGTGCCCGGCGAAGTGCATGTCACCCTGGGTGAATT